AGAGACAATATAGAGTTAACCAAGGGCACTTCCGAATGGGAAGGCTGGGGAACTGCTCTGAAACCAGCTCACGAACCTATCTGTATGGCTCGTAAACCACTAGCAGAAAAAATAGTAGCAGAGAATTGTCTTAAATACGGAACAGGTGGAATAAATATAGATGAGAGTAGGGTGGGTAATAAAACTAGAACAAATGGTGGCAATGCAAATATTTTAAATAATAGAATTGGAGCTAATAAAGGATATGTTAATAAAGTAGAAAGTAAAGAATATGATTATGGTCGCTTCCCTGCCAACCTAATCCACGACAACAGTGAAGAAGTAAGAGAGTGTTTTCCTGAAACAAAAAGTGGAATGATGAAACAACATATCGATGGAGGTAAATATAATGTCTATGGAAAGATGTATCCAAGAGATGTTGAAACTATTGGTGACTCAGGCAACGCCTCTCGTTTCTTCAAGTCAATAAAACAAGACTTGCATTGTTCTCTTTGTTATGATATAATAGACCCATATCAACTAACAAAGAATATATGCAACAATACAAATGTAAACAATGTGGAAAAGAATTTGGAAACTACCCAAGCAACAACAGAGTCCACTGCTCTGAAAAATGCTACTGGGAAAGTAAACGAAAGCCTCGTCCAAAATGTGAAGCGTGCGGGAAACCTGTGCGACTTATGCGGAACAAGTATTGCTCAAAGACTTGTAGCAATAATGCAAAACCAAAGCCAGGAGTCAACTCTTGGGGAGCTTTCTATGCCAGAGCACAAAAAGCAAATCCTGGAAAAATGCCTTGTATCGTTTGTGGAGCTGAGGGGAAACACCGACACCATCCTGACTATGGAAAACCTGAATTTATTATTTGGCTATGTGTTAAATGCCATAGGGGAATACACGCAGAAATGCGAGGACATAAAAAACGAAGAAGTGAACCAATGGAAGTCCCTCATTTATAAAAGTAAAGCAAGTAAGAGTGAGCGGAATAAGGGGTGTGAGGGATTGGAGGAGAAATTTACAACAGAACAAAATAAATGGACAGAAAATGATTATAGAAAAGGTAAAGGAGAAAAAACAGTAAGTCCAACAAAAAACAACCACCCCACAGTCAAACCTATCGCCCTTATGGAATACCTAATTAAAATGGTAACTCCAAAAGGTGGAATAGTATTAGACCCTTTTGCGGGTTCTGGTACTACACTTGTCGCTGCTAAACAAAATGGTTATCAATATATCGGAATAGAAATGACAGAAGAATATATACCCATTATAGAAGCTAGATTAAAAGAAGTTAAAAAAGAAAATACTTTATTTAATGAATAAACAAGCCTTACAACGAATGATAGAAGGAACTAAACAAGAGAGAGTGTTCTTAGCTGAACATTCTTTTGGTTTATTCTGTTTATATTACTTTCAGGAGTATTTTAAATATCCATTAGCAGACTATCACTACGATTTATTCCAAGATTGTGAAGACCTAGTAGAAGGAAAGATAAGAGAGTTAGTATGGATTATATATCGTGAAGGAGGTAAAACAACACTAGAGAAGCTGTTTATTATTTGGTGTATTACTTTTAAGAAAAGAATGTATCCGAACATAGACGCTTTTGATAAAGAGAACGCTGAAAGAATATTGTTTGATGTAGCCTTTGAGTTCGTAAATAACAAGAGATACCGAGCAGATTTTGGAGTAATGTTTAGTAAAGAGAAAAGTGTAAATGAAATCAAACAGAATAGAATCAACAACTTCATAACTGAAAATGGTGTGCGTGTAGAAGCTCACTCAACACAAGAATCTGTTCGTGGAAGACTTCACTTATCACAAAGACCTGACCTTTTAACACTAGACGACTTTGAAACTAATAAAACTAAAACATCAGAAGCATACACAAAACAAGTTCGCGACCATATAACAGAAGCTATGGCTGGACTTGCTCCTAACGGTGTTATTCTTTACTGTTGTAATTATCTTAGCGAATACGCTAACGTGCAGTGGTTAATTGATAGAGCAAAGAATGACAAAGGTATAAGAGTTAGAAATATCCCTGTTATCTTAGAGAATGGGAAACCTGCTTGGGAAAGTAAATACGCCTTAACCGATGAAGAAGCAAAGAAAACAGGCAAAGTATCAATAGAAGACAAACAACGTCAGCTAGGTTCTTTAGTATTCTCATACGAGATGATGAACAAACCAATAGACGAAATGTCAGCAGAGTTTAAGAGAGAATATGCTCAACCAATAACCGAACACGAGATAAGTCAAAAAGATACTGCTTGCTATATCACAATAGATTCGGCTGTAAGTGAGAAAGAAAGTGCAGACTATACTGGAGTAACTATCAACCGAGTAACAAGAGAAAACAAATGGTATATCAAGACTTACAGACTTAAAGTAAACTCAAAGGACTTAATTGACCATATATTCTACCTTCATAAGACTTTTACACCTAAGTTCATAGGTTTAGAAGAAACAACTTTTACAATGGCTATTCAACCTTTCATTCAAGACGAGATGAGAAAGCGACAAATATACTTCTCAATCACTCCAGTCAAACACAAAGGACAACAAAAGGAATTAAGGATTAGAGGATTGATTCCACGCTGGGAAAGTAAAAGTATATTCTTAGTAGGAGATAACCTTGAACTGTTAGATGAGATGAGAACATTCCCAGTTGGGCAACACGACGATGTTTTAGATAGTCTAAGTATGCAATTACATATAGCTAAACCACTAAACTACAGACCAATAGATAGAAGTGAAGGAATTGCAGATAAAAATCCTGCAATCTAGTTATTAACATTTGCATTGACAATTTAAAAGTTTTATACTAATTACAATGCCACAAACTAAATACAATTTGAAACTCATTTTTAATGAACAAACTTTCAATAAGAGGACTTCTAACATAAAAGAAACTATTTTGTCTTTAGCTCCAGAACAAGTCTACACAGAACTCTACTTAATCGTTTCTCCTGTCGGTTCAAAAGACTTAACTGAAAGGCATTTAAACTTACAGAAAACAAAAAACCTATTTAGAAATGAAACCTATTTAGATATATTTATCAATAACTTACTCTTAACATAATGGAAAACAACACAGATGTATTCTCATACATCAAGACCGAAGAAAATAACTTTAGAACAGTAAGAATACCACTTACACAATCAAAAGACTGGAATATGTGGGAGCATATTCAAAGATGCAAAAATGTAGCAAACGCTTGGTATCACAAAGGAGCTAACGATGGAATGCGACCTTACGATGACATAGTAACTCCAATAATAAACGTAGCCTTTCGTTCAGAAGGCTTTGACGTTAAAGATATTGTCCCTTTCGTAGATGACATCTCTGAGAGTTATAAGTCTTTCATAGTAAAGAAAAGACACCCACAATGGGCTAGGAAACACGAATTAGATACTTTCATAGATGATGTAGTAGAAACTTCAATCATATATGACTTAGTATTAGTAAAAAACATAAACGATGTAAGACCAGAAGTTGTAGACCTTTCAACAATAGCTTTCTGCGACCAAACTGATGTTATGGCTGGGTCGATATGTATTAAACATTACTACACAATAGCTGAACTCGTAGCTATGAAAGGCAAATGGGATTCTGATAAGATAGACCAAGCAATAATACTTTCAAAGAATGAGAAAGATGTGCCTTTAGCTAACGACCAATCAGCAAAAACTCCAGGAAACTATGTAGAAGTCTATGAACTAAGAGGTAATCTACCAGAAACTTGGATTAAAGAAGACGGAGAACTCTACAAATATACTCCACAAATGCATCTAGTGTGTTACTACAAAGACCAAGACGGAAATCAAAACGGAATTACTCTATTTAAGGGAGAAGACAAACCTTTAAGCGAGAACTTCAAAGCCCTTAAGATAGATAGAATAAGAAGTAAAGGTCGTGCTTGCGGTCGTTCAATAGTAGAAAGCCTATTTGAACCCCAAGTATGGAATAACTACTCTGCTATAAAGATTAAAGCATTACTAGATAGTGCTATTACAATCTTTCAAACAGATAGTGAAGAATATAAAAATCAAAAATTAAGTGAATTAAAGAATAATACAGTTCTAGGACACGAAACAGGTAAACCGATAACCAAAGTAGATGGTTCACTACAAAATCTAACAGCATTTACTAACTACCAGACAAAACAAGAAAACTCTGCTCGTATTCTAGGCTCTGCAAGTGATGCACAACTAGGTACAAATCCAGTATCAGGAACTCCATTTGCTCTACAGAATTTAGTTGTTCAGCAAGGACAAGGTATGCACGAATACCGTCAAGGTAAGATAGCTACTTTCTTTGCGGATGTATTGTATAGAGATTGGATTTTACAATGGCTAGTAGATGACCTTAACTCTGGCATAAAGTTTAGTGAGGAATTAAGTTTAGACGAAATGCAAGAAGTAGGAGAAGTTATTGCTACAAACCAAGCAGAAAAGAAATTAAAAGAATTGATATTAGATGGAAAGATTGTAGACGAAGCTCAAAGAACAGAATTGGTAAACTTCTATAAAGAAGAATTTGTCAAAGGAGGAAACAGAAAATTCTTTGAAACAATCAAAGGTGAACTCAAAGATATTCCAGTAAGTGTTATGGTGAACATAAAAGGTAAGCAAAGATATATGGCACAGAACGCAGACAAAATCACTAACATATTAAGAGAAGTTATGAGAAACCCACAAGCATTTAGTCAGATACCAGGAGTAGGAAAAGCGTTTAATCAAGTGTTAGAGGAATCAGGTTTAAGTCCTATAGACTTTACACAAATTACTCAAGCACCATTACCAGTAGAAAACCAAGTTGCTCCTGTCGCCGAGCAACCATTACCAATAGCATAATAAAATATGTCAAAACAATTAACAGAATTAGAAACATTAAAGGTAGAACAGTTTTGTAAAGATAAAGAAATGTACGAAGCTGTAAAGAAAGTATTACTTGCTGGGATTTATTCTCACGGAACAGTTCAAGCAGGTTATACTCCAGACCCATTGCAGAACGGAGCTTTTAGTTTAGCAGCTCTTTCTGTAAACAATCCTATCCCAGATGAAGTGTTAGGTCAACATATCAGAGGTATGTGGGCAGGAGTAAACGCTTTACACAATGCTTTTGATAAGTTAGAACTTATTAGAAGTGAGAAAATAGAAAGTCCTTATACAGAAAATGAGGCAATTTAACAATTAACATTATTAAAATGAACTATAAAAATATAACAGAAACAGGTATCGTAACAACAGGAGATGGTAAACTTCAAAAAGTTATCATAAACTCCCACACAAACGGAACACTTAAACTTTATGACGGAACAGAAGGAGGTGCTCAAGCAACTTCAACACTTACAAGTGCAGGTGCTTGTGTCCCAGCTTCACACGGACAAAACGTATTAACATCATCAGGTGCTATGGTAGCAGGAACTCACGCAGTAACTGTATTCACAGCAACTCAAAACTTCCAAGAAGGAGTAAAAGCTAGTGCAGTCTTAACTTCAAACGGAACAAACCCAACAGCAGGGCAACAAGTAGTAATCGGTTCAGTAACATATACTTTCCAAGCTCTAGGCACACCTTCAACAAGAAGTGCAACAACAGCAACAATCCCATTAGGAAACAATGCTACTGCAACAATGGCAGCATTATATAATGCTTTACAATACAGTACAGAAGTAGACGCAGTATTAACATCAGCTTTGGTTATCACAGTTACAGCAAAGGCAGTAGGAACAGCAGGAAATAGTCTTGCAGCAACTGAAACATCAGCAACATTAGACTTTGACGGAGCAAATACTACCCTTACAGGTGGAGTAGCAGCAGATACAATCACAATCGGAACAACAGTTTATACACCAAAAGCAATTCCAACAGCTCCTTATGATTTCTTAATCGGTTCAACTTTGACAGCTTCTTTAACTAACCTTAAAAACGCTATCAATGGAACATTAAGTTATGGTGGAACAGTAGCTCACCCTTCAGTAGTATGTACAGCAAGTGATGCAACCACAGTAACATTAAGAGGTAGAGTTCCTGGAACTTCACTTAACACAGTAGCAACCACAGAAACTTGTGCTAACGCTTCATTCCCAGATACAACTCTAGGAGGTGGAACTGGTGCATCAGACGCTGGTGTTACAACAGGTGCAGCAACAGTAACTATTGGTGCAATAACTTATACCGTAGTAGATGAGCTTTCTGAAACTTACGGAGCAACAGCAGTTCCTTACCAAGTTAAAAAAGGTGCAGCAGAAGCTAATATGCTTGATAATCTTAAACTTGCTATCAATGGCGGTTCAGGAGAAGGCACACTTTACTCAACAGGAACAGTTGCACACCCTTACTTCATAGCAACAACAAACACAGATACAGCACAAACAATCGTAGCAAGAACAGTAGCAGGAACAACAGCAACTAACGCTTTGAATGCTCTTGCAACTACTGAAACTATGGCTAACACAGCTTGGGCAGACACTACTTATGGTGGAGGAACAGGAGATAGTAATCCAGCAGTTACAACAGCGGCGGCAACCTTTACAATCGGAACAAGAACATATACAGCAGTATTAGAACTATCAGAAACATCAGGAGCAACAGCGGTAGCTGACCAAATCCTATGGACTTCTTCTGAGGCAGTATTCTTAGATAATATAAAGAAAGCAATCAACGCTACTGGTATAGCTGGAACTGATTACTCAACAGGAACTACAGTAAACGCAGATGTTTACGCTACAACAAACGACAACACTTCACAGGTTATTGTAGCAAGAAACGCAGGTACAGCAGGTAATGCAATCGCAACTACAGAAACTCTAGGAAACTACTCTTGGACATCAACAGTAATGGCAAACGGAACAGGAGCAACATCAACACCAATCTGTAATACAATAACTTTCTCTGCAGTTGCAACTACAGGTGAAAGAGAAATTGATTTTGGTGGTGCAGAGTTTACAAGAGGTTTATTTGCAACAATAGGTGGAACAGCAGACTTAACATTAGTCTACGAATAGTTATTAACAGTTGTTGACATTATTATTAAGTGTTATTATTAAATTAATTCAAGAACCGCAACTTTGAAAAATAGCGGACTAACTAGAACTTCACTATGACAAACGAAGAATACACTCCTGACTTGGAACAGGATGAAAATGAAAGCCAAGAATTAGTAGAAGAATCTCAAGAGGAAACTCCAGAAGAAGAAACTACTACCGAACCTGAAAAGGATTGGAAAGCAGAAGCTCTTAAATTTAAAGCTATTCTTGATAGAAATAAGAACAAGCCACAATCAAAGAGTGAAAGCAAAAAATCAGATGACTTTGGTTATGATGTTAAGGCTTACTTGAAAACAAGTGGCATTAACTCAAATGAATTTGACTTTGTTAAATCTGAATTGAAACAATCTGGACTTAAAGACGTAGACGCTTTACTAGATAATGATTACTTCAAAGCTCGCTTAGAGAAACATAGAGCAGTAGTCAAAACAACTGAAGCTACTCCCACTGGCAAAAGGTCTGGCGGAGTACCAACAGATAGTGTTGAATACTGGGCTTCTAAACCAATAGAGGAAGTTCCTCAAGAAATGAGAGCAAAAGTTGTCAATCATAAACTATCAAAAGAAAAGAACAAAGGGGTATTCTATAACTCAAATTAAATCTGATAATTACTAAAATTATCAACTAATAATTAACAAATAACATTATTAGGTTTACAAATGGCAATTATCCCAAAGATAGAATACGAAACAAAGTTGCAAGAGAGATTATCTCAACCTTTAACTTGGAAAGAAGTGTGTGATATGAAATACACATCTTCAGGAATACTTAGAAATCCTTACTTGACTGACCCTACATTAGGAACAGGAACAAGAGGTACTGGTTACACATCAACAGCTATCGCTACAACAGATGATACTGTAACAGTTTCAGATTACATTTACTCAGCAGAACATATTGACGATGCAGACCTTGCAGTTAAGACTTTCTCTGACTTTATGGAAATCGCTGACAGAATGGGAACAATATTGAACGAAGGAATGGAAACAGAAATGCTTTCAGAACACGCTCAATGGACTAACTTTGATAACGCATCAATCGGTGGTTCAGCAGGAAACATTACAGTTGCTCAATCTAACATCAAGAAAATCATTACTTCTTTGAAAAGAGAAGTTCGTGAGGCTGGCGGTGAGGATATGATGAATCGTAATGGTATGTTTATCGTATGGCGTGCAGCTGACTTTGAACTAGTAGAAACATTAGCTTCATCTGAAGGTTTCAACACAGCAGACGATGCCCTAAAGAACGGAATCAAACAAGGTTTCAAATATATGGGTGTTGAACACTATTCTTCAAACAAACACGCTTCAGGACACGTTTTCGCAGGTGTAAAGAAAGCTTTTACTTGTGCGATAATTAGTGCTACTTACGGAAAGGTAAAAGAGATTACAAACCCAGTAGTAGGAGGTGCTCAAATCTCTGGTATTGGTTTAGAATCTCGTATTGACAGTAAATTCCACGCTTGGAACAAAATGATTCCAGTCTTGTTTGACGTGTTAGTAGCGTAACTTTATTTGGTCGCTTATTATCAACTTAAACGAAAAATAAATTTATGGCAGGATATTTATCAGATTACCCAACACTTAAAGGAGTAAACTATACACCAGTTATTGTTATTGCAGATGACGCTACACCAGCAGTTGCTGGACAAAATGTTATTCCACCACTTACAAAAGTAGTAGAAGTACAAGGCGTAACAAACGATGCAAATGATTGGATAGTATTACCTTCTTTAGCAAGTTGTCCAAATGGACATCAAATAATGGTTATCGGTTCAGCAGGTGCTAACTTTGAAGTTCGTACACCAGCAGATTCAGCAGAGGAAATAAACTCTGAAGACTGTGACGGAACAAAAGAATACTTGTTTACTGATACTCAAATTCACTACTTTACAAAGATTGATAACACAATCGGATGGATGGGAAATGGATTTACAGCTATCGGCGCGGTTGCAACAGCCGTCGTGCCCGATTAAGTGTCTTAACTCACTTCCTTTATGGGAGGTGAGATTAGGACATTACAACTTAACAAAACAATTATGGTTTACTCAGACACAACAAATAAAAATGGAATAGTTCAATTCTCTGAAGACTTATGTAAATTAGGTGATGGAGGAATTACAAACGATACAACTTTATTTAAAAAGTTTACTTCTCTTTTAAACCAAGCCTACAAGAAAGTAGCTATGGCTCTTTTAAGAGTAGACAGACGCTGGAAATGGGATGATACAAACTGGACAGACTTTCCTATTGCAACTATTGACCTAGTAACAACTCAAAGAGATTACACTTTACCAGCTTCAACATCAGGTGGTAATGCTTCAACATTATGGAAGGTTAGCCTAGTAGAAATACTAGATACAGCAGGTGTTTATCATAAAATAGACTTAATGGAAGACGGTGATTTAGAAACTACTGACACAGGCACACCAAGTAAATACAAACTAATAGGAAATAGTATAAGACTACAAAACATACCAGTAACAGGCTCTGTAACTCTCACAGCAGGGCTTAGAGTGACCTTTCAGCGTTCTATAGTAGAATTCACAACAGCTTCAACAACAGCACAGCCTGGCTTTATGGATGCATATCACGATTTACTAGCTTATGATGCTTCTGCTACTTACTTAATGCCGATAAATACTCAATTAGCTGTAAATTACACAAACATATTTGAAAATAGATTGAAACTTTTACAGAAAGACTGGGCTAATAAGAACGATGATGTGGTGAATATGATTACTAGCGAAACTATTTGCTCAATATAATGCCATATCCTTCACGTAATAATTCAACATATTCAAGCCCTTCAAAGAACTCATCAACTTCTAGTAATTCAGCACAATCAGGACAGAATTTTTTACTGATAGATAGCACATATTTCTTATTAATAGATGCCACCAATAAATTATTAATAGAACCTAATTCACAGGACTGGTCATACAGTTCAAAATCATAATGCCATACTCAGCAAACAGCTTAATATCAGGATTAGATGCCCTTACCATAGCAGGTGGGGATTTGCTTGTTCTAGCAGACATCACAGACTCAAACAGAGCTAAGAAATTAACAGCTGACGAACTTGATACATACTTATCAGCAACTACTAAGACTTTAACAAATAAAACTTTAGTAGCTCCAGCTTTAGGAACTCCAGCAAGTGGGGTATTAACAAATTGTACAGGTACAGCAAGTGGACTTACAGCAGGAAATGTAACAACTAATGCTAACTTAACTGGTCATATAACTTCAACAGGAAACGCTACTGTATTAGGCTCATTTACTTTTGCTCAACTTAACACAGCAGTTTCTGACGCAGAAATAGCACGAACAAGTAGCACAAACACATTTACAGGAGTTCAAACATTTTCTTCTGACCCTTTGATACCAGACGAAGCTTATGGGTCAGGTTGGAATGGAGTTTTAGAGCCACCAACTAAAAATGCGGTTTATGATAAGATTGAAAGTCTACCTAACTCTGATGTAACTTATTTCTTGGGAGCTGGAAATGCAACAACAACTAAAGAATACTTTGTTTATCAAGCATTCTTCGGGAACTCTTTATGGACTCTTTCTAATTCTGCTTTGACTGACAAGAGTTATTACGCAACAAGAACAATATCTAGTGCCTCTAACTATTCTATTTTTGAAATAACAACTGGTGCATTTGGTAACTATAATATTTCAGGAGGCAAGAAAATAATTATAGAGTTTTTTGCTAGACTTAATTCAGTAGGAACAAATACTGTTAAATTTGGTTTTGCGGGTTCTGTAAATGCTTTTTTTGGAGCATATAACGAAACATCTTTTGATTGTGCATTTTTTGCAGTACACAGTACAGGTGATTTCTACTCACAGACTTCTCAAGGAAGTTCTGTAACAAATACAGCTATTACAGGGATAACACTCACCGATTTTAATAGATACAGAATAGAAATAAATCCAACCGTAGATGTCAAGTATTATGTTAATGGAGTATTGAAAGTAACAGACACAACCAACCTACCAGATGGGGCTTTGACTTATTTTGGTATAGGTGGAGCAGGAAATACGACCAACCTCGTAAATTTAATTAGCTTACCAACCATAGCAGTAGAAATATAATGGCAAATCCAATCAAAATTTTAGAGGTAAAAGGAAAAGACTTTATGTCAGGTATTTCTATACAGTCAGGAATGGCTCTAGGAGGGTTATTTAGTGCAGCTATCGGTTTTGACCCTTATGAAGTAATGGGATATATGAAGTCTGGACTTTATCCAGTGCAATTAGATGGAACTACTATAACAACCAAAATAACTCATTTAGCAGCGGCAGCTTCTGGTGGTGAAGGATATGTGTTCGGTATTTGTGATGGTACAGGAGCAGCTAGTAAAACTCTTTATAGAATCAAAATGTCTGATAGTACTGTAGTAGATTATTCTGACCAAATAGATGCCAATACAATACCTGGAACACAAAACCACGAAGGACTGACTGTGTACAGAAACAGAATAATATACTCTCAAGGTGGTAGTTTGCGTTCAAACACTCTTACACCAACTTCGGGTAATGATACCAATATTCTAACTACCGCAGGAACTTCGCTTACAGGGCATCCAGTGGCTTTTGGGGTGGGTTCTGATGGTGTTCTTTACTACACAGCAGTATCGACAGCTTCTATAGGTAAAATAGTTCTAACAACAGGTACTTCAGGTAATGTAAACAATGCCTTTTCTTTTACAGACACAACTTTGATACCGAAAGATATTTGCAACGATGGAGTATATACAATTTTTATAGCAGACAATAATGGAGCAGGAGGTGGAGTAGCTAAGACTTTGCTTGCTAATACTTCTTGTAGAGTTTTCTTTTGGGACACTATCAAGACTAAAGCAGACATAATTTATGATATACCAGAATCTTATTTAATAAGTGCAAGATATGTAGATGGAAAGGTTTTGATTCTAGGTTCTCAAGGATTGTGGGCTTGTAACTCTGCTACACCTCCTAAACTGATATTTCCTTTAACAACTTCAAAACTACCAACTTACGCATCACAAGTAACCACACAAGGCAACATTCTCTACTGGGCAGGTACAGCATTAGGGGCAGGAGTATTTGCTTATGGTTCAAAGATAGGTAACTCAATACTATTTAATCCATTCAGAAGTGGTAACAATAGTAATTTACACACAGCGTTAGTAGCTTCGGGAACTTACTTTGTGACAGCCTTAGATTCCAACGAAGCATATTTAAATAATTCAGGCTCTACAAGAAGTGGGGCAACTTTAATTACAGCAACCAAACCCCTAGACCAAACATATAAATTCGCGTACGCAAAAATGACATTAAAATCTCCCCTCACTACAGGAGATAGTGTAATCTTGGCTTTGTTTAATGGAAATGGACAAGTAATTATGGACTCTACTACCAAAAGTTTCACCCAAGACGGTGCTAAACAAACCCTAATATTCCAACCAAAATCAGTAGCAGGTAGTTTTAACCAATTTGAAGATATATATTTAAGTGCTACCGCAGTAGATGACGCAACAATTCAAAGAATAGCAGTGTATGGCACACCATTACCAGATGATAATACACAGGTAATATAATGAAAGAATATAAAAACGAAATTGAACAAATAGATAATAAAGTAAACCCAGAAATCAGAAACGAACTTAAAAATATATTTGGTAGTTTTGAAGTAGTGAGTGCAGTACCAACAGAAGTACCGATAAGGCTAGACCAACAGATTAAGATTTATGTTTCAGGTGGAACTTCAAGACTTTACATATTTGATACATCAACCGCAACTTGGAAATACACTAGCTTGACATAACAATTTATAATATAATAAAACAAAATGGACACTAACATACAAATACCAAAAAAAGAAATAGCACCAGGAATATTCTCAACAGGAGGAACTGCTACTGTGCCTAATGTAATAACTCCTCAAGCTCTACAACCAGTAGCTCCAGTAAACATAACTCCTCAACAACCGACAGAAATACCAAACATAGAAGGAGATATAGCTTTCTTTAATCAGTTACAAAATCAGCAGTCTGCACAAGAGCAACAACTACAAGTAGAGAAATCTTCTGCTAATCAAGGGATAGAAGACTTGCTAAAACAATTTAGTGGGCAAGGAACAGAACAACTTGGGCTAGAACAACAAATAGTAAATCCTATTCAAACACAAATTGCAGATTTGACAGGACAAATCGGAGTAGATATAGCTGACTATCAAAAAGCAGCACAACAATATGAAAAACTTAAAACTGATTTAGAAGTAGGTGTTAGGGGTTCTGGTAACGCTGATATACGAGCATCTATGCTATTCGGGCAACAAGGGGCAATAGATAGAGCTAAGGCATCTGAATTAAATGTAAAAGCCTCAAACATAGCGGTAAAACAAGCTCAAGCTCTAGCATTACAAGGCAAAGCAGACCTTGCACAAAGACAAATTGACCGAGCTATAGACCTAAAATACAAAGGTATAGAGCAAGAAATAAACATTAAAAAGTTTCAACTAGATAACATAAAAGAAAACTTAACCAAAGAAGAAAAGAAACGAGCAGAAGCTCAAAACTATGCTCTTAATAAAGAAGAAAAAAGAATTGCAGAAGCAAAGGAGAATGAGAAAGCAATACAAAAGATGTTATTAGAAGCCACTCCAAACGCTCCAGCAAGTGTTATTTCAAATGCTAAAGCTATCGCTGAAAAAGGTGGTAGTAGTTTAGAAGTAGCTCAAGCTCTAGGTAAATATGGTGGAGATTATTTTAAGACTGAACTATTGAAACAACAAATTGAAACAGAAAAAGCTCAAAGAAGTAACATAAATGCTAATAGAATTAAAACAGAAAAAGAAACTGGATTGCTTGGAACTGATGCAGGTAAACCAGCAACTCAAGCTCAATTAACAGCAGCAGGTTATGCGAATAGAATAGTACAAGCTAAAGATAACATTGATGCTAATATGCCAGGATTAAAAAAATTAAGTTTAGTAGATTATAAATTACAAAGAAACCTACCAAATGCTTTACAATCCCCGTTAGTGCAAAAACAATTACAAGCAGAAAGAAACTTTGTGAATGCAGTTTTGCGTAGAGAGTCTGGTGCTGCTATTTCTGATACAGAATTTGAAAATGCAACAAAGCAATATTTCCCGATGCCAGGAGATAGCGAAGCAGTATTAAAGCAGAAAAAAGCTAACCGTGATTTAACTTCTCAAAATATAATAAAAGAATCAGGCACAGCATACACTTCAAGCCCAGTAGATGAATACTTTAACTTTGCAACAGGGTCAATTCAAACAGTAAATAATAAAGTAAATAATAAAGAAGACGCCTTTTTGATGTCTTTGCCAAAATAATATGGATAAATATATAACAACAAACCAAATAAAAGTGATATTAGATAATGCTCCAAAAGGAGTAGATAAAGCTGAACTATTAAAAAAGTTTGATGCTAATGGCTATAAAATACAGGGTTACAATGACCAAGTAGAGGAAGAAACACCAAAAGGAGAAACAGGGTTAAAAGGAGTAGCAACGGGATTCGGTAAGGGGATTCTTTCAACTGTAAAAGGAGCAGGACAACTAGGCGAAAAAATAGGAGGGGGAATTTTAGGAGGCGTAGAAAAACTAACAGGACTACCAGTTAAGCCAGAGGATTCTGTTTATTCAGATGAAGCTACAAAAGATACTATTTTAAGTGAAGAAAATCTTACTCCACAAACTACAGCAGAAAAGATAGGAAAGTTTGGCGAACAAGTTGCAGAATTTGCTATACCAGCCACTAAACTAGCAAATGCATCAAAAGGATTAGGACTTGCAAAAACAATAGGAACTAGAGCTTTAACTTCTGGTACTGTTGCAAGTATTCAAGCTGGAGATGTTGGAAAAGAGGCAGGAATTGCTGCGGGAGTAGAAACAGCTTTACCATTAACAGGTAAGTTTATTGTAAAACCAGCTTTAAGACTAACTTCAAGATTATTCAAGGGTCTAGCTTCTGGTGTATCAGGTGTAGGTACGGACACAATAGAGCAGATAGTACAAAACCCAAAAACAGCTAAAGAAACAGTAAAGATTTTAAATCAAGGAGGTAATAAAGCAGTATTAGAAAAAAATGCTAAGACTATTATTGACGGTGTTTCAAATGTAAGAAAGGAAGCAAGACAGGCTTATGGAGATGCACTAGAATCACTTGCAAAGACTGATATACAGCCTAAAACATTCAGAGATTCTGTGCAAGCTACTTTAGATAAATTTGGTTCAAAAGTAGAAGGCAGCACTCGTATGTTAGACAATGTTGAGTTTAATGACCCTGTAAATCTTAAAAAGGCTTCTGCTATTATTGATAGAGTATCAAACACAGAATTAGATGGGAAATCACTTAAAAAAGTTTTGGATTATATTGGAAGTAAAAGATATTCAATCGCTACTACAGACGAAAGACTTGCATACAATGCATTTGTGGGAGATATGGAAAAAGCAGTTAAAAATGCTATCTCAAAATCTACAGATAAATTAACAGATATGAATGCAAAATATTCAGCAGATATGCAATTAACAGAAGCGATTGAAGGCATCTTTGGTAAGGTTAAATTTAAAAATTCTAAAGAATTAAATAAAGTATCTCAACAATTAGAAACATTGTTTTCTAAAAAAGGACTTTCACCAGAATACATAGATGACTTTTTAACTAGAATAGGTGTAGGGGTAGAAGACTTTAAAACATCAGAAGCAGTTAGGCAAATAAGTGGAAAAGTTACAGGAGCAAATACAAAAGGACTCTCAATAGGAGAGCTTATTCAACAAGCTACAAGTTCAGTAGTTACCCCAAAATTAGTTAGAAACATTGCCATAGCAACAGGTAAAACTGAAAGTGTTATTCAGAAACTACTAGCAAATACAGCACCGTCAGCGAGAGGGGCTTTGATTAAAAGTTTATTCGGAAGCAAAGAAGAAGTTGAGTAAAACTCCTATAACCACAATGATTAAAAGAGCTTTTAAGCAAAACCATATAATAGAAGCTATAAAAGTTATCATAGCCACATAATACCACATAACAAAAAATAAATCAATGGATAAAAATAACAACAACCTAAGAGAATTAGAAAAACTAGCAAAAAACTTCAATGTAGAAAACATTGTAACCCAAGAAGTAGTAGAAGAAATGCTAAAAGGGGTTCTTTCCATTATGGTTTCTTTCAAAAAAGACAACCAAACAATGAACGCAGAAACCAAGCGTATTACAGAAAACCTCCTTGCTCAAATAGAAACAAAGTACAATAAACTTCTAAAAGAAACAGAAAACACAGAAAACAGACTAGAAGAAGATTTTGCTACCAAAGTAAAGAAAATGGAAGCTCTCATTGAAGAAATGAAACTTGTTAAGCCTAAAGACGGAGAAAAAGGAGAAGATGCTGACGAAGAACTTATTGTAGAAAAAGTCCTTGCACAAATTAAACTCCCAGAAACAGAAATCTTGACAGGTGAAGATATTGCTAACAGACTAGAAAGTCTTGAAGGTGATGCTAGACTAGATGCAAGTGCAATTAAAAACCTCCCAGAATTTAAACAAAATGTAATAAATGGTGGTGGTTGGAGAAATCTTTACCAAATGCACGATGTAGAAATCTCTGCTCCAACAGATAACCAAGTTTTAACCTATGACGGAACTACTAATACTTGGAAGAATGAAAATGCTACAAGTGGTACAATAGATGGCTCTGGTACAGCTAACGAATTAACTTACTGGGTAGATTCTGACACAGTAGGTGCTTTAGCAGTAGCTACTTACCCATCACTTACAGAAATTTCATATATTAAAGGACTAACTTCTGCAATCCAAACACAACTAAATGCTAAACAAGCTAGTGATACCCAACTCACTTCTCTTGCAGGACTTTCTTACACAGGGAATGGAGGTAAATTCATTCGTGTAAACGCAGGAGAAACAGACTTTGAACTAGCTACCATTTCAGCAGGTGGTAATGTTTCAAAAGTAGGAACTCCAGTAGACAATCAAATCGGTGTATGGACTGGTGATGGAACGATAGAAGGTACAACAGGATTAACCTATAATGGAACAAACTTTCAACTAACTGGAGACATCGGTTCAACTGGAACTCGCATAACTAAAGGTTGGTTCATAGACTTAGAAGTAACCAATGCAATTTTAGGTGGATTGAAAGCAGCAAATACTTCTTCAGGTGTCCTTATCTTAAACCACGATGGAGTAACTGTTGCTTCTTTTGGTGTAGGTAGTGCAGCTTCAACTAATATAGCTTTTTCAGGAAATCTTGCTTTAGGAACAAACAATATTACAATGACTGGTTCTCTAGGAACTACTGGGTCTAGGTTAACTAAAGGTTGGTTTACTGACCTAGAAGTAACTAATGCAATATCAGGTAGTGTAACAGGCAACGCAGGCACTGTAACTAACGCAACTCTTACCACAGCTCTAACAGTAAACACAGGAACTGTAACCTTAACAGGAAACGTAGCTAACAGTTCTGTACTTACGATAGGTGCAGGGGCAGTATCTGTTTCAGGAGCTAACACAGGAGACCAAACAATAACTCTCACAGGAGATGTAACTGGAGCAGGAACTGGCTCTTTTGCAACGACAATAGCCGCAGGTGCTGTAGACATAGCTATGCTTTCTGCCACTGGTACACCTTCAGGAACAACATATCTTAGAGGAGACAATACTTGGGCTACAGTTTCAGGGTTTTCTTGGGGAGCTACAGCAACAGGAACAAGTGGTGATGGGGTAACTCTAACAAGTGGTTCTGGAGCTGCAGCAAATACTACCGCATTAAAAATAGACATAAATAATACAACCACTTTAGACACATTTGGAACACAAATAAATGTTGGAACATCATATAACACGATTGGATTACAAGTTAAAGGAAATATGGGAACTTCTGGTGCAAGATTATGGCACAACATTACAGCTAATACAGACCAGACAGCACTTGATATTGGAACTGGGGTAGCTTTTGGGAGAAGATTCAATTTAAAAGCAAATGGAACTATTGAACAAACCCCTTTGATTTCGGATGGTACGGTAACAGGTGCGACCCTATACCAAATGACTATCGGTGCTTCTCGTAGTACAGGTGCTATTGCACTTAACTTGGCGATGAATAATACTCAAGCCAATGCAAACACAGCACAAGCTATATCTTTGGGTACATCAGGAAATACACAAGGATTAATTGTTTATGGAACTGGTAACACTACAGTAGGTGATATTGGAACAGGTAAAACACACCTTACTTTATGGGGAAATACTGCAGCTAATGCCAACAAAGTATTAAGTGTAGCTAATGGTACATCTTATACAGAGAACTTGCACATAAAAGCTGATGGTACAATTACAACACTTTCCACAATAGAACTAGGACACGCTTCTGATACAACAATAGCGAGAGTAAGTGCAGGAGTTATTTCAGTAGAAGGTGTGCGAGTAATAACAAGTGCAGGAACTACATCAGGAACAATTCTAAAAAACAACGGAACTACTTTTGTAGCCTCTACAGAAACATATGCCGCTCCTGGAACTTCAGGAAATGTTATGACTTCTGATGGTACTAACTGGACAAGTGCTGCCCCAGCATCTAGTGGTGATGTCTTTGCCCAAACTTCAAAACCTACTACTTATTGGACTACACAAATACCTATCACTTCTACAACTTCAGGACTAGACGGTATATTAAGTACTTGGAGTCGTGGAAATTTAGACACAACGCAATCATACACAAATGGTCATTTTGGTTCTATGTTATCAAACAATGTAGATAACTTTTTAGGAGGTATTGCTATTAGTTTAGAACCATCTGGTACAGGAGATTCTACATTCAATGCTAAAAGATTCTCAGACACTAAAAAACTGGTAATTTCCTTTATGTACAAAAAAGGGGCATCTGGTAATGCTTGCTGGGGACTTTATGATAACGGAAGTGGTGCTTTATATGACCCAACTAGAACAACAAATAGCATAATGTTTACCTTTGATGGTACAAACTTAAATGCTAAAACCTCTGACGATACAAACCAAAAAGAAAGTGCCGATATAACTGGGATAACCACAACTAACTGGAATCTATACAGAATAGAATGGAATCCTGGAACTAATGCTTTGTTTTACATAAATGGAACATTACAAGCAACAATCACAGGCACTCTCCCGTCTAATACAGATGTCATATATTTTGGCTGTGGCTCAAGTGCGAATGGGGTGAGATACGGACTTTCTTCTCCAATAGTATCAGTAGAACTTTAACCCCCTACAATAACAAATGAACGAACTCAAACAACTTTTAAAAGAAATAGTGAACCTAAAAAAACTCAGTAAACTTCATCACGACATACTGATGAACTTGAGTAATAAAGACACACCATTTCACACAGAAATTGTTACAAAAGTTAAAGAGTTAGTTGTTAAAGATTTACCAGATGTTGTTGCTCCATTAATCCCAGAGCCAGAAAAAGGAGAAAAAGGCGACTCTATAAAAGGCGACAAGGGAGATAAAGGCGACAAAGGCGACAAAGGAGACAAGGGTGATACAACTATCGTAGAAAAAATCATTGAAAAAGTAGAGGTTATTCGTGAAACACCTATCATAACCAACGAGATTAAAGAAGTAGCTGTAGCTGATACAGGTGAACAAATAGTAGATAAAATCAATGCTCTTTCACTAGACGAAGAAAACAAAATAGATGCTTCACATATTAAAAACCTGCCTGAAATAAAAGGAGGCAAATTTTATGGTGGTAGTGGTATAAAAGAAATAATAGGAGGCACAAACATCTCGGTAGATAATACTAATCTCGGTTATCCAGTTATAAATTCTACAGGTGAAAATCCCCTAACCTTCTCCACAGGTCTAACCCGCACAGTCAACACCATAACCTCAAACCTTTCTACAGGTATAGCAGGAGGGCAATCAGTAATCGGTGGCACAGCTAGTGGAGAAAATCTGACTCTTTCTTCTACATCTCACGCTACTAAAGGCAAAATACTTTTTGGAACTTCTGCTTATGAT